TTATAAACTACTGGCTGGTTTCTCCGGCCAGGCAGGATTTGAGGTATCCACACGGTTTACCCGAACGCGATACTTTTTCCACTCGTCGAGTCGGGCTTTCTCATCATCTGTTGCGATTTCAAGATCAACAGCATCCTGTAATGGCGCGATTTTCTCCGCTGCCATTTGCAAAAGACGGCTTTTGGTCCCTTCAGCTTCACGAAGTCTGGCCGCTGTTTCCGCAGCTTCATCCTTCACCCACGCCTTACCATCCCATTTCTGGTATTCACCGTCTGGCGAAACTGATGTGACATTTTCGGGCAACGGGCCGGGGTCGGAGATATACATCTGATTACCAGTTGTTGTATCGTAAACCGTCTCGCCACGATGGTCTTCTTTCAGACTCCACGTTTGGGTTTCAGCGTCAAAAACAGCTATATGACTGGAGGGAATATCAGGAGGGGCGAGATCAGTACAGTTTGCCGGTAATCCCGTGTGCGGCGGGATATATGCATCACCTGCGCCAATAAATTCGTTTGTATCTGAACGAAGATTAAAAATTTTAATTGTCTGCGCCTGTTCGCTCATTTTAAAAGTCATTATGCCAGCCTCACTATGTAGTTAAATGCAATATTTTTAACCGTGGTTTCCGCATTACCGTCTGCGTCCACAATAACGACGTGTCCGTGTGGACCGATATACATGGTGTGCTCATGTCCTCCGATATAAACTGTATGTGCATGGTCGCCAGCGGCCTGTGTCCATGCACCACCTCCAGGCTGAAATGAGGTGTGATTGGAATCTCCCCAGTATGAATTGATATAACCGCCGAACTGGTGAGTATGATTGCCCGTGGTATTGGTCGATTTCGTGCCGTAATCAAAGGATGAGGTAGATTTTGCCCCTAAGTCAGTATCCTGCGCCCGCGCGGTGTGCGAGTGCGATTTATTGCCGTCCATTTCTTGCGACAATACGGCACGTCCACTGATGGGCTTACCCTTTATTGTCCAGCCTCTCATGTCAGGGATAACGCCGGACGGATACGCTATAGCCAGTAACGGGTAAGCAGATTTATCGAAGGACTGCCCATACATAAAAGCATAACCACCATCCGGGAGCACATCAGACGGCCATGCTATCGGCGCCCCTACTGGATGCGAATCCGGAGGTGGGTTTAGTGTGGTGTAGAGCATTGCCCATTCGGACCACTCAGCCTCGGCGGTATCTCGATGGCTGCGAATATATGCGGGCGCTGGCGCACCGTTTGTCCCGCTCCAGCCAATGAGAATTTCCCCATCACCGGTTCCGGTCAGACGCAAAATATTCCCGTATTGCGTTGGATAACCGTTATTGTAAACCTCGCCCATTATCAGGCCGCTATCACTGCCTCTTGTCGTACCAGTCAGTGCCGGAAGCGCGCCGCGTGATGCCAGTCTGTTCGCTGCAACAGCCGTACCGTTGGCAGGAAGCGCTCCGATATTTTGTACAAACAGCGGCTTTTCCGGAATATCGCCACCGTTCTGGTCTTTGGCGAGGTATTTAAGATCCGTCTGCTCCTGACTGTAGACCTGAAGATTATCCCGTGCCGTTCCTTTATTCTGAAGGTCTGACAGATTGTTTTTCTGCCACAGAAACAGCTTCAGGGGATCTGCCAGCAGGTTTACCCAGCCTGCGCTGTCGGCACCTTCCGGATCGGTCAGGTTATCGTCAATGGTATTCAGCCAGACCGCTGTTGTTGAGACTCCGGCGAGAATGGCATCTTTTGCATATCCACCAATGGCCCCGGCGAAATCGGCATTATACGTGTACAAACCACCAGCCTGGACGTACCGTATTGCTGCGGTAATATCGTGCATCAGACCGTTAAAATCCTTGCCGTGTGGCGGTATACCGCCCGCTGAAATCGGGGTCATGGTCACCGGAGGAAAACCCGAATCATACGCCGCGTTACCGCTCTCTTTGGTCTGCTGCGTCGCCTTGTCCGGGATATTATTTTTATCCCCGGTACTCGCAAAGGGTACTGCCAGTTGACGGGGTTTATCGTTAAGCTTCATTACTGGTCTCCTTTAAAACCACTGAGACATAAACACCCGGCGGGGACGGCAGTGCTCCCGACGACTGGATAATCGCCAGTTCTGCCGACGAGAGAGCAAACTCAAAGATGTAACTCATCCTCAGTCCACCATTATTCAGAACATAAGCCCGGCGGTTTTTTCCGAACATAAACCGCAGCATCCGGTTAATATCCGGCACAGAGCAGTCAGTAATATTCGACATGGCTTTCATCAGTATCAGCCGCCGGTATATCTCATCAGACAGATCAACGGTCCGGGTAACCGCTTTTCCGCTGTAAAACGGTGCCTGATTAAACGGACGCGGGTCATCCATTACCGGGTTGTCCATCCGGGCCTCGCTGAAACCCAGGTAATTAAAATCGTCCTTTACCGTCAGCCGGCGACTGACGCCCACAATCTTTCCCCAGACATCAAGACCGTACTTTTCTGCAGTATCGATGTTCCAGATAAGGTCATAAAAATCATTGATAAAACTGTCGGGGGAAAGCGCTGCGTTAAAGCTGTTAATGAGGGCATTGAGTCGGGGGCTGGCGGCATACTGTGCAAGCACGGTTGCAGCCACATTCTGCACGTTACGCCTCCTGTAGTTTCACACCGATATTCGACACATCCAGAACCGGAATCTCATCTATCCCGAAAGTGACAGCAGTTGTCCATGACGAGCCGTCACGACTCACAGTAAGGCCCAGAATATCGATATTTTCCGGATCGGTTTTGTAAACGCCGGCATAGTAGCGCCCTGCGGAGACAACAGAGGCTACCCTTGCCCGCAGACCACCATCTGTACCGTTAAACGCGGACAACACAGATTGCTGTACCTGTTGGGTAATATCTGAGGGCAGATAGTCACTTTTTTTCAGCGTCACACTGACATGCAGACTGACAGGTTTGAGTGTCTGCCAGGTGATCACGTATTCAGGATACGGCGGATCGTACTCCTTATCCGCAACGGTGAACGTTGTGTCGCCGTTCATATCAATACCCGGCGGAGCCTTACGCCAGATGGCCGCCGCGATATCTGCCGGACTGCCGCCGTACACGCCAACATAAAACGAACCGGGTGTTAACGGATACTGACTGACCCCGGCTTTTTGTTCCGTTTTTTTCGGATTATGGGTGACGTAAACATCCACCACGTTTTCTACCGTAGAGAGTATTTCACCCCGGATGGCTTCCAGAATATTACGGGCATTACGGGCAACTGAATTACGCCGACGATTTTCAAAGTCCGCGCGGGTTTCCTCGTCGCTGCCCGGTACACCTGCACTGGCGTTAGTGACACCTGACCAGCCGGGGATTGCCTTATAAATTTTATTCAGAGTTCCCGCCGGACAGCCGACAGGCCCGGTGGACAAATTCAGGAATACCACATCAACCTGCCCTGATGCGCCGATTGTGGCGTCTGACAGACTGACGTACTTATAGCCGGCCTCATCCTGCGCCATACTGCCCGCCGGAATCAGCGTACCAACCAGCCCGGTACAGGTTGCCGTTACTGTCGTACCTGTAGCCCCGCGTCGTTCCAGGAAATAAATCTTTCCTATTGCATCCTGAAAGCGTCCACTGGAGAAGTCAGGGTTTACCTGGTTAACGATATACAGCAACTGATCGTTTTTATCCGCGATAATGGCACTTTCGCTTGATGCAAGCTGCCCCTGCGGACTGCTCAGACTGGTACTCATTGCGCCGCCCAGCGCACCAGAAAAATCGCTGAGCCTGCCGCTCAGAATATCCGCTTCATCCGGCACGTTCAGCCCGCTGTCTGTAATACGTACAGCGGGTACTGCGGTAGAAAAAGATTTATTTTCACTCATAGCAGTACCGTAAAAATGTCGTTATTGGTATCTGTAATACGCAGCACTCCCGTTACTGTCCGGGCTTTATCAACAGTGACCTGGCAAATTGCGGCGCTCACGGTCGGCAGTTTAAGTGCTTCCTGTTGCAGGGTGGCATTCACCAGTTGCGTGCCGGGCCAGTGTCCGAGGATGCGTGACCAGTAAGGTATGCCGGACGTTGAGTCGTACCAGCACTCCCCCAGAAAGGTACTGCACGCACACGCCACATCCTGGGCTACCGCATGGGGATTATCAGTAATGGCAAGATTACCGGTATCATCCAGCAGGATGTCCCATGTCCCGGTGTCGAGAAGAAGCGATCGTGACTGCATATTTTCTCCTGTTTACTGCGGTCCCTGCGTGGTCGAACCGCCGGACTTAACACCACTGTGAACATGGTATCCAAAATCAATACCGCCAATCTGCGCGCCACCGGAAAGTTCAGACTGTCCGGTAACATTAAGCCCCTGGCTGACGGCAGCATCCCCGTTAAGCGCGATTTTTGGAGAGTTAACAGTGAAACTTTTCGAGGCGTTCACGATGCCTTCCGGCGCAGAAATCTCCACTTTCCAGGGGGAAATAACCCGTATCTGGTTGTCAGCAAATTCCACGAACTGTACGGGCGCACCGTTAAGCACACCACCAAGCCAGATGGCATCGGCGTAGTTATGAGTGCGTTTTGATCCCGGCATCGCGGCCTGACGCGTGGCTTTTACCGCACTGATATCCCGGTCGCAGATGCCGAGGAAACCAATATCGCCCACATGTGGCGGCATAATCACCGCATTGCTGCCCCCCTGTAGCCGCCATACGGGAAGGTTATAAATCACCTCATGCTCAACCGGGGAACCGTCTGCTGCAACGCCCATTACCATCGGTCGGACATCAATAAACTCCCCCTCCACCGCCACTACCTGCCCCAGAGTGATAAATACGTGTTTCCCGAGAAACTGCCGCAGCATAAAGTCCTGCGCATTCATTTCGCTGTTTACGTCCGTCGGATTACTGAGTGGTTGTGCCATTATCGTTAAGCCTTGTCATGGTACAGTTGGAGCTCCACGGACCGCCCACGGTTCGCGAGGTAATGGTGTGTATCACTCCGGTTAACTGGTAATCGCCTGTCACGTTAGGTAGTGACGATTCCAGATGGACCCGCCGACCAATGAAAAGATCAGGGCAGAATGTCGTGGTGGCGCTGAGGCCGGTCATGGTATAGACCGGATATCCAATAAGCCCGTGGTCCGGCGAAATATGCACAGCCGGAATATCCAGGGCTTTGTCCTTCGGCCAGATGGTGACTTTCTCCGCGTCCCCCAGATCGATGTTAATATCGGCGGCTGAAGCGGCATCCAGCATTTGTTGTACAAGGTTTCCGGAAAAGTGTGGATTCGACAGGCTGCGACTGACGCCCTGATTTTCAAATTTCAGCCCGGCAGATGACGCCAGAGCACGGATGATATCTGCAACAGGCACATCACCTTTCGCACTGAAATCGGCCGCTGTCTGATTACGCAGGTTGAAACTAACCTGCCCGGTCAGAATAAGGGGTATATCCGGCGCCTGGTTGTAGTCCGCATACGCATCGGTAATATCTCCCTCGAAAATAAGCCGACCACCAGCCCGTACCCGCATTTCATTGGCCGTACTTTGAGCGGGTCGCCACACGCCCCGATAACTCAGGTCGGCCATATGCGCCGGAGACAGCCCCCAGATATACAGGGTTATCTGCGTTCCGGCAGTTCCGCCATATACCGTGACAGTGGCAAAACATTTAGCTCCTGAAACAGTCAGAATATTGCCCTTACCATTGTCGAACGTCCGCCCGTCTGACAGGGTGAACTCCACGGTAATGTCACGCTGTACATAGCTCATGTCAGCTCCTCAGGCGACAGCCAGTAGAGCCGGTACCGTGAACCAAGCCCCCGCCAGTCGGGATCGTGGTTCCCCTCCGTGTCGGAAAAAAAACAGATCGCCCTGAAACGGCAGGTATCCGTACCGGACAATCCGGTTATTGTTCAGGCACAACACGCCATACAGGCACGGTTCACCGTTAACGGTAATATCGATATACATACCCGTAGTACGCTGATTCAGGCGAATGGTGCAGACCTGAGCACCCAGTGTCACCGTAAACTGCTGGGCTTTGACGGGAGATAAAACAATTTCCAGCATCAGGTGATCCCCCTGTTCGTGACGCTCCGTCTGTCAGCGTCTGACGGTTGTGTCACCGACGCCGTAACTGGCTGAGTTTTAACCGATGCTGCCCCTTTTGCTTTATCGTTGTCCGTGGGAGACTGGTTATCCGTACTTCCCACTGACACCTCTCCTGTATTCATTACCGCCTGGAATACTGCGCTGACCGTCAGTAATGTCGGTCCATTATTACTTCGCGTTCGGTAGTCGTATTTCACCAGGTCGTAGGATGTCCATGTCTTGTCTGGCGTCTCAATATCGTAAAGTCCTGCTGTGGTACGCATCATTTCAAGCGTTTCCAGCACATTCGATCGCGAGGTGGTGGAAAAATTTGTCAGGTTCGGGACAGCCCCGGAAAATGCCGTCCCCCCCTCTACAGTGAAAGTTACATGCAGTTCCGGTGGTCGCTGGATTTTATTAAAGGTGGTATAGGCTCCCTGTTCGACGGGGGCGGTGGAAACAGAAGCCTCCGCCCCCACCTCAACGACAACAAAAGAATCCGGGGAGAAAGGCTTCCCGCCCTTCTGGTGAACACCAGCCGGATCATTCCATGCGTAATAAATACCGAATGACGGTGCCAGTACACTGTTAATGAGTCCCAGGACACCGCCGCCACGAACGGCACTCAGTACGTTACTTTCATTGAGCGAAAAGTTATTCAGGGAAAGATTATCCAAAGAGAAATTCATCCTGTTACCCCGCTGGAATAAACTGAAACAAGCGCCGAATTCCTGATACGCCTACGCGCATCATCGGTAATGCCCTTCACATTGTCCGAGGTTGTAGTGACATTCAGCGTCCCGATATGCGTGGTTTCCGTTACGGTGGACTGAGATACAGGCGCCGGATGACGCGACTGTACGGCCATTGCCGCCCCCGGATGGGGCAGATTCGCCAGAACGCGGGGAATATAGTTACGTGTCTCCTCCGGAGCAGCAGCCAGCCCCTTACGCTGAACATTTCCCTCACCCCAGTTGTATGCCGCCAGAGCCTTAGCCAGATCGCCATGAAAAAACCGCAGCAGGCCACCAAGTTTTCTCGCGGCGGCATCAGCGGATTTTGCAGGATCAAAGGCATCGTTTCCCCTCAGACCAAATTCCTTAGCCGTCTGCGGCATGAACTGAAACAGTCCCATCGCACCAGCGCGTGAGACGGCAAACTGATTACCACCGGATTCAGTGATCGCAACACTACGCAGCAGTCCGGTCGGCAGGTTATATTTTGCCTCCAGTTGGGACAGTTTCGGTTGCAGCCAGCCTAACAGAGCCTCCCCGGCCTTCGTCGGACGCGGGCGGTTTTGCATGGCATTACCGAGTTTTTCCTGCGTCGCACGCATACCCTGTAGCCAGGATGCCCCGGAGGCTGCTCCCCTCCCGGTTGCCAGAGAAGCCTGAGTATCCAGCATTCCCTGCTGCCATACTGTAGGTGATTGTGCATGGGTGATGTTGCCAGGCTTTTCTCCGGCATCCAGTTTTGCCTGGTATTCCTCCATCTCTTTCTTATTGAAAAAGAAAGTCCCGTCTGAAGCCCAGAAAAAACCATGCGAATCCAGCCAGTCCTTATTCTTCCTGCCAACGATGGATGTCATTAACCCGTCAACAACCGGGTAAAGCGCCGTTATCGCAAAAAGAAGGCCGCCGGGACCGTTGAGGGCCTTAGTCAGCCCCAGTACCCATGACGCCACTTTCAGCCCGATCAGCGTAATAATGACATTCTGCCAGCCCCCCATTTCTCCGGCAGCCTTATTCACCCAGGAGGCCACTGACTCAACTTTATTCAGAAATGTGGTGATAAACTTGTTCACTTCCTCCGGATGTTGCTGCATCCAGTCACCGAGTTTCTCCAGCCATTTGCTGAATTCCGTGGCATACGGCATCAGTGCCGTACCTATAGTCAGACCAATTGTTGTCCATACCTGGTCCAGTTCTGCAAGGGCTTCCCGCAATTTGCGGGCTTTCCGGATTTTATCGTCGGAGACCTGCGAACGGGATGTAAAGTCATCCACATCCTGAAGAGCATGGCCTGAGCCAAGAAACTGCTGCCCGGCATAACTGAACCCCAGCGCATTACCGTAGGCTGTCTGTTCTGACTTTGTCAGTCGCGGAAAGGCAGACGCCAGCTTGCGCATGATGACTTCGGTACTGTCGGTATTTAAATCAACACTGACACCCGCACGGGCTGCAACCTGAAACAAATCCTGCAACACAGGATCAAAGGACTTTCCGGCTTTGAATGCGGCTTTTGCATCCGTAATCCGGGAAAACGCCCCGGTGATCTCGCCAGCGTCAGCGCCATTCGCCTGCCCTGCGCGTATCCAGCCGTCCAGATGTTTCGCTTTCATGCCAAAGGCATCGGAGGAAATTGACAGCCGGTTAAGATCACCGGCAAACCCCGTGACCAGGCTTTTAATTCCCCCCAGTGTCAGGGTGACGCCTGCCAGCGCCAGTATCTGATTACGTATGCCGGAAAAAAACGTTGATGCCCGTTTACCTGCTGCCTCCATTTTCTTAGCGGTTTTTTCGGCCTTTTTTCCGGTATTCGCGATGGCATCACCGGTTCGCTTCCCCGCCTGTTCCATACTCGCGGCAGTTTTATCAGCGTCAGAGCCTGTTTTCTTCAGGGCCTTACCCGTGCGCTCACCGGCGGCTTCCGTCTCACGTGCAGCTTTATCCGCATCACTGCCTGTTTTCGCCAGGGCATTACTGGCCTGTTTTTGCCCCAGTTCGAAAACATCCGCCACCCGCTCCATTGCGGCGGTCAGTCGGTCCAGTGCAGCGTGCGCAGCCTGTTCCCCGGCAGTAAAGTCCTTACTTTCTATATCCAGTGCCAGAACCAGCTCATCAAGTACCGCTGCCATTCTGTGTCTCCTGCATCACACGTTCGTTATGGGCGTCCACCTGAATAATCTCAAGCAGATCCCATAAGTCCTGCACACCAAGTACGGAATCCAGTTCGACTTTTGAAGCCTTACCGGAGGAGATAACGGTCGCAATGGTGCGGGGAACGTTAACGTAATCCACCACCCCGAACGGTCTGTCGGGGCCGAGATAACGCGGGGGAATATCTAGCTGGCGGCGGGACTGAAAAAATCCACATGCAGTCTGAATACCTCCGCACGTAAATTAAGCCTGGTGGTGATTTCCTCTATATCGTCTTCAATAAGAGGTCGCCGTATACCACGATTTTTCGGATCGGGAACAAACTGTATACATTCCATCATTTCATCCAGCAGTGGACGGGCTTCTTCCGGCGGGATTTTTGACAACGCTTTCAGCCCTTCCAGCGCCAGCGCAGCCATCCCCATACTGCGAACATCATCCGGTAACTCCACGCCGCCACGCCCCATCGCCATAATGGCGCGCATCGCCCACCATTCCGCCTGCGAGGCAGACATTTCGGTAAGGTGAAATACCTTGCCGTTATCCCGCCCCTGACCATCAATAGTGATAAATTTCTCTTTACGGGCCATCAGTTAAAAACCTCCGGAGTGATAGTTTCCCACTCGATAACCGCCTGTCCTGGCTGCAATGTACGCGCCGCGTCAGGCAGCGCTTTCCATTGTTTGAGTACGCCATTTACGCAGGTATATTTACGGCCTATCGCCGGAAGCAGCACGACAGCATTACAACGGAATACAGCCCGGCTGGTCCGGGATGTGGTTGACCAGGTATCAAAAATATCCCGGCTGGGTGAGTCCGGCATGATGTGAAACGTCTGGATAATGTTGCTGTACACAAATCCCGCAGACAGTTTACCGTCAATACCGCGGACGGTTTCCGCCAGTACCAGCGGATCGGTGCCATAAACGTTATCTGCGGCAAATCCCTGAAGTTGTACGCCGGAGGGATACAGGTTATTCACTGTCAGCGTGATAATGGCATCAGCCGCAGTGATGGTGTTGTTATTACCTGACATTTACTGGACCTCCGTGGATGCAATAACAAGTTTCTGGATACTGCCGCCGTCACAGTACCAGAGCGTACAGGACGGGCTGCTACGTGTTGCCCGCAGAGAAGGCAGCATATCGCCGATATACAGGTAGTAGCCGGTGGCAAACAACGTTGAAGAAACATCCTCCCCCACAACATTGTTGATCTGCTTCTTCTGCGCCTCCGTCAGTGTCACCCCTTCACGGATACCGCCCCAGCGTTTGTACTGCTGGATAACGTCACTCATTGATGCCGCAACCAGCGCCCGCCCTTCATTGTTGTAGGGGATAGTCTGGTTTGACTTGAATAACGAGATCACAGCTCCCTGCAAATTGGCATTCAGCCAGATTTGCCCGCAGAAGCTGTCCAGCCATTTAAAATCGCCGGTAATAGTGCCATCCGCCCAGTAATCTTCCACCACACTGTTTTCCGCATATTTTCCATAGAAGTTGTAACCTGCGGCTATCAGTGCATCGTAATCGCTGCCACTGGTAACATCAGCGGCCAGACCTTCATACTCGCGGAACTTGAACGGCACGCGCCCCTCTGGTCGGACAAAATCAAGGCACGCCGCATACCCCAGTACCGCAGCCGCCCGGTTACCATCAGACGCGAAAACCGGTACAACAGCACTGTAGTTATTGACGGTGATTATCTGGTATGCGATATGACTGGTATCCCCTTTTACTTTGGCCTTACCACTGGTTGTCCATGCCACATAAAAGTAACGCTTGCCCTGCCCGTTTGCCCAGGCAGAAAACGCCAGGTGTTGCTCGTCAGTGACTTCAGATACTGTGGAAAATCCCGCCCATTGCTGGGAAGCGTCCTTAATGGCTACCATCGTGTCAGGTACATCAGATACAGGCGCGCCCTGGGATATCACCGCGCCCGTATTACTGGTCACCTTCAGGGGTTCCGCAGCCGATCCACTGCCGAACGTTATCGTGGTGCTCTCCGGTTTCGCCCCGGCGGCAGTAATGACGAAAGCATTCTGTGTGGTATCGAATACCACTGTTGCCACCGCCGCGGTCAGCGCTGTCTGTAGTGCCGTTGCAGCAGCAGCGAAGCTGGTGACACCGTTAAAATTCACCTCAGCGCTGGCGCTTTTCCCGTTAATACTCAGCGTCAGCGTACCGGAAAGTTTTTGTAGCTGTTCAATAGTCACGCCCTTAAACGAACCACTACGTAACCAGGCCGCCGATGCGGCAAGATTGAAACGGGAAAACAACAATTGTCCCGGCGTTTTAGTGGCATTTTTGAAGCCCTGAAAATAAAGCTGCGCGCGTGCGTACTCATCGGATAATGCACCAAAATACGCGGCCACATCATCCGGGGAGGAAAACGGAACCACACCGCCGACCGGGAGTAGTGGATTTCCGGTCAGCAACAGGCCATTAAGATCGACGGCATTACCCGCCACAGCCAGCACACCGGGATTTATCTGTACATCTTTACTGAGTGGGATTGGCATTATCAGCCTCCGTTGTCCGGGTGATCACGTTGTCAAAAAACATCAGGGGTGTTGTGACCACAGGGTTAATCTGCATCTGAATATCAAGCGTCCGGCGCGGTTCATACTGCTGCTGGCCGTTGACGAACGTGGTATTAAGGGGATCTGAGCAATACAGCGGGGAAATCAGCCCACCTGTCTGCCGGAAAAGCTGCACGGAAAATTCAGACCGGAAAAGCGTTGCCAGCGCCTGCGCGTTATCCGCCGCATGAGGCCCGTAGAAATCAAGCTGGCAACGCCATTTTGTGGTACGGGTGATATGCTGAGAGCCTTCACCGGCCTGTTCCGGCGCAGAGTATGTCACTACCGCAGTGGATAATCCGGTAACATCAATACCTGTCATGGTGATGAAGTCCCCCTGAGGCATCGGGACCCGGTTCTGCTGTGTTCGTTCAATCCCGGCATCAGAAAAAAGCCCCCGGAGATAATCACCGAGGGCCTGATAAAGATCGCTTTCCGTAACGGAGAGGGTCACACCTGAAGACATACAATAACCCTCGTCCAGTCCGGCCAGATTTCCGGTACCTCAACCACCAGCCACGTTTCATCTCCAATGACAAATTTATCGCCACCCTGTTGCCGGGTACGGTTAAGCCCGCACCAGTTACCGTCGGTATACAGTGTGGCGAAAACACCCTGCTGGTTCAGATTGTCGAGATGACGTAAATCCGCCTGGGTGACGGCCTGTTTTTGTACCCTGACGGGAACCGGATCATCATACTCAGGCACGCGGGAATAGTCCGCCTGCTGTGTACTCCCGCGCGAGCGATAAACCAGCGCGTCCGTATAAGGATTTACCCGGCGTACCGCGCCGGAAACAATACCGTGGAGGTTCATTTTTTGGCCCCGTCAACAGAATAATCGACACTGTTCACCATATGACCGGTTTCAATAAGCGGGTTGTTAAAGCCCTTTTGCCGGACAGTGGATGCGGCGTTGGGCGGCCTTTTCCAGTCGCGAATAAACATCTGCAACTGCCCTTTGATATGCTCCCCCATGTACACCAGCGCGGTCGCGGTATCAAAATCATTCGCCCGTAAAAGCGTCGCCATTTTTTCGCCCCATTCGGGGCTTTTATGCTCGATCATCTTACGGAAGAAAGGACGGGGTGGAATGGTGACCGTGTGCTCAGGAATAACCACATCCTGAGCAAAATTACCCTTACCGGCTTTGACAAAGCGGTGCCCGATTTCTCCCGTTTTTTCGTTATAGCGAAAGTGAAGCGTCTGCTCGCGAGCGGGTATAATCGCACTACCGCCAAACTCGTTAATGGCGGCGATATACGCCACCGGCGTACCGTCGGGGTAGGTTGCCCCTTCAAGAAAACCCACTTTGAGGCTTTTGCCCGATTTAAGGTTATCTGCGGCCTGTTTCAGCTTCTGCCGGAACTGTCTGCCGCCCGTAACTTTGTTTACCATCGACGCCCCCTCCCGTATCCCCGGTAATAATGCCCCGGATAACGCGAAGGTGAACCGCCCGGTACATACTCCATTGAACGGTACGGCGCCGTCGCCTGCCAGTAATCAGCGCCGTAAGGTGTCTGGAGATACCACCACGACGCATCGTTACTGCCGCTATTGTCCACGGAGACGGAAACTGAACCCTGCGACGCACTGGTGATACGTCCCACCAGTCCATCTTTCCCGCTCCCCAGTCCCCGCAACGAGCACAGATGCGCAACCAGCAGGAACAAAAGCTGTTCCCGCTCGTTCAGGTCGGTAACCGGACTGTCGTCCGTATTATCCAGGTATAACGTGGTCGCTTTACCAAACATGGCGGCCGCGGAAACCTGACCAACAGCGGAAAACTCCGGGTAAAGGGCCGAAAATGCCTGCCAGTCAAACGTTACCGTACCCATACCGTTTTACTCCTGAGGTTTGTCCATCACTTCATCATCGCGGTTAATGCCCGGAGCCGGATTTTTCTGCGGCAGCGGTTCAAGGCCGGATTTCACGGTTTCCTGCTCCGTAGCCTGCGCGGCAGCGCTGTTCGCCTTATCCTGCGCAAAAATAACGCCGTTTTTCACATATGGTTGCTGGCCGTGCTCCGCCAGCCAGGCTTCCCAGAACGCCTTTTCAACCTGCGTCAGGCCATAACCCCCAACGATTTTAACGGCGTTATTCCGCCAGCCTGCTACCTGTACCTGTTTCGGTCCCACTTCCAGCATCAGACCGTTCGGCAATTTGCAGCCCACTGTTACCATTTCAGCCATGACTCACACCCCCAGCATTTGTGCATACGCCAGCGGCTGGCGAATAATCGCCCCCCAGGTACCGGCAGATTTTTTTTGTTTCCAGGCAGATGATTCAGTCACTACCGCATGGGCGCGCATTTTTTCAGTGAAAGAGCAATAGCCTGTATCCTGTTCCCCCAGACGCTCCGCGATAAGCTGTACCAGCTCGCCAGCGTCAGAGGTGTATTCAACCGCCGTTTCAATGGTCATCGCCGGGAAGTTTTTCGCCAGCAGATCGGACACGTTAACCTTGTACTGGTTAGTCTTGGTGAGGTTCACCTCCGCCAGCGGCGACATGCACAGCTTCATTTTGTCGGTACGCTCAATATGGCCGTTAGTCTGTTTCACCAGTTGTTTAAAGAGCTTCACGACATCGTCATACACGCCCTGTCCGTCCTTGTCGTCCCACTTGAGCTTACCGTCCACGGTATCCGGGGTTATCGGTGCGGATAACGACGGGTCATTCAGCAAACCGTAGTTCGCCAGTCCGGCAATACCATAGAAGTAGGACTTATTCTGGAACTTATTCAGCGTCAGTGCCGATGCCACGTTCAGCTCTGCCGCCCAGCCAATACGGGCTGCGCCGTACATATCCAGCTCTCGCTCGCCCCAGCGGGTAAACGTCTGGAAGTGATAGCTCTGGCGCGGTACCCAGTTGACGTTAGACGTCACAATACCGTTGTTGCTGTAATCCCCGTAGGAACTCACCTCCCCGGCAGATTCTGCAATCGGGAACTGTGCCGACAGTGTCGTCCAGTCACCTTTTTTGGTTTCGCCCAGAATCTGAGAGGCTTTCATCGGCGTCACCAGCACGCGGATCAGTTCTGGCTCAACGTAATTGGTGAAATATGCAGGGATACCACTGTTAGCCGCGGTAACCAGCGCAGGCTGCGCGTCCATCGCCAGTCCGTAATCGGCGGCGTATTCCGGGGGCAAATAAGCCTGCGCACCGGGAAGGATAATCCCGTAGTCGCGGCTTACCGTCGCATAATGCTGTTTAAATTTATTCATCATTTGCTCCAGGTGCTGATCTTAATAACTTCTTTCGCCGCCGCAGCGCTGGCAACGGAAAACCCGGTTTCGACAAAACCCGCCATCGTGGTGCCTGCCGCCCCTGTGGCTATCTCCCCGGTGGTCAGGGAGGCAAAAACTTTCTGCCCGACCGTCGCAGCGGTGGTGGTCAGCGCCCAGAAGTCCCCCGATACCATCAGGGTACATTCACGTCCCGGGTAAATAGTGTTCGAGTCGCCAGCCAGCCATTCCACAACAGAAGCCTGCCCGTCGCGCGGAACAAAACCCGCCGGCGCACCGGCTCCCTCATTGGCGGCAACGCCTTTGGTTACCCAGGCAAACCGGGCAATAACCAGTCCGTCAGGGCCGGTAATCAGCGCGTCTTCTCCCGCCACATACGAGGCGTGAGGGTTATCACTGGCAAATGCCCCCGGGATCCCCGGTGCCGGGTACTGGTTCATGTGTGTCTGAAAAGTATTCATATCAGTAACCTCGTTTCAGTTTTGCACCGGGGAAATCTGCCGCAAACGTCGATGCGCTGGCCTGGTCCATCGCAACACGCGGACCTTTAGCCGTCTGTTTCTGCTCAACGGCAAACTTCACCATGCTGCGGTACGCGCTGGGATGAATGCCCTGGATATCGATCCCCGTCTGCTCCAGCGCGGTACGGTAAACCTCTTCGGCGCAGTCCATCGCCACCACATCGCCAATCAGCGGCCGCACCTCGGTTTCAGCCACACGAACGGCGCGGAAATTTTCAGCAGCCCGTTTCGTTGCCTGGTCAGTTGCCAGCCTGATTGCCGCATCCATCGCGGGTTTATCGACTTTCACATCGTCGGGTTTCACATCAGCCTCTTTTATTTCGGTGTCTTCGTCAGCTGCCGGAGTCAGTGCGGATTTAATTTTTTCCAGCACATCATCAGGAACTTTGCCGGACAGCAACGCCAGTACACTTTCCATCGGGCTGTCGGTATCAAATGCCTTCGGCTCGTCAGTTAACCCGGTATCATCGTCCCCTGCCAGCTCCGGCACGGCTTCTGCTGATTCCATCAGTTGCGCCAGCTCCGCCGGTTCAATATCCATATCCTGTGCCAGCCGTTCGCTGTAAGCAGTTTTTACCGCACTGGCGATAGCTGCCGGGCGCTTATGCTGCGCCATCAGGCGTAACAAATCCCTGGGAGCCGCATCCTGTGCCAGACGCGGCGCAAGATAGGTTCCCAGCGCGGTAAGCACCGCCACTTCTTTTTTACTCAGTTTCATGCGTTTTAGCTCCTGAGGGAGAGTGTCCATAACAAGACAGTCCGGCCCCGCCCGGCCATCGCCGACCAGCGCCACATGATTTCCCACGATATTCCGCATAACGCCGTCATACGGTTCACCGTCGGGGGTGGTTCCCGGCGTCATATCTGCCACATAGGCATATGACGATGAGATTTCCCGTTGTTCATCCGTTTCTATCCCCGCGATGGCGGAGTTGTCCCAGATGGACATGCCGTTAACCAGATAGGTACCGTCAAACTCGCTGTTGGCATGAGTCGTCCCCACCCGGTACTCGCGCGCGGGCGCGCCCGGATAATCGGGTTTGTGTCGGCACAGGACGGGAATATTGTTGAAGGTTGAAACTGCCTTGCGCAGTTCATCGGGGTCACGGTAAAGCTGATAAAGTTTTTGAGGGTCGAGTCCCAGCGCTTCCGCCCCCGGTATTTCATGCCCGAAATAACCGCAGACGTTCGCCTTGCTGAGATTACTGCGCTCAATCTGGAGGCGACCTACTTTATCGAACTGCCTTACCGATGCCCGGTCAAACGCCAGCATTTCGGTAATAATCATCTTTTCTCCAGTCCGGGAATAACGGCCTCCCAGCCGCACTTGCAGTTGATTTCTTCGCCCGGCAGTACCCACTTACCATCCAGAAACATCCCCTTTCGCAGGTCAAACCGTTTACCGTTCGCCTTCACATGCGACGGGCGCCATGTTTTACCCGCGCGGGAATGCCGCCAGATACCTTCAGTGATGCCCACCGAGCGTTGTCTGGCCGACTGCATTACCGAGGTCGCTTTATTGTTCTGGTCGCGGGCAATCAGCGCCGCGCGCCGTCGTGTGATGCCGTAGCGTTTTTCCAGTTCATCGGTCAGAGTTTTCAGGTCACGCCCCCGGCCAACAGACTGCATGACCAGTGTTTCCACCTGGGTAAGATGTTGCTGCGGGATGGAGCGAATGAGGTTCACATTCTCCGTGATGCTGGCCTGAAGTGCGGTGTTCATCTCCGCTGTCATACGGAAAGGAACCGTAAACCCGGCATCACGGAGCGCAGTGGACAGTGACGCATCGCTGTTTTTCAGGACATCACCGGCAAACCGCCTCGCCAGCCGCAGGGCCATTTCGTCAAACTTTTTCTGCCAGCGCCTGGCAAGTTGCTGCATGGCACCACGCATCAGGTTAACGGGGGACGCATCCTGCGCGAGGTCTGTTTTACGGTACTCAGCCCGCAGCCAGTAAAGTACGCTGTTGTGCATCTCACTGACGGCATTATCCAGTTGTCTGCGGTACCAGGCCTCAATCCCCGCGTTGGGTGAAATCCGTCTCAGGGTCTGCGTTCGGGTCTTGCGGCGGATTTTCTTCGGTGTCGTCAATTTCGATTTCTCCGCTCAGGTCAATACCGCTGTACGGGCTGTCCGGTGCAGTAGCCAGCCGTTCGCGTACCTCGTTATTGGTCACCGCTCCGGCGCTCTCGTAAATCTGATCTGTTTCCGCTTCAGTTTTACGGATATTCGCCAGTTGCTCGCGCGTCAGTTCATGCAGGGGTTCAAATTCAAAAGTGATATCAGGATCGATATCGCCGAACTCAGACAACTGGATAATATCCAGCACCTTTTTCAGCGGTTTCTTCAGAAGGCGAGTGGCAAGTGCAGCGATGGTGTCGTAAAACACACGGATTTCACCCTCACTCGACGCGTTCAGTCCCGTAGGACTCAGCCCGGCGAACTTTACTGACGGTATGGCACTGACAAAGAACATGTGTTCCTGTGCCTGCGCCTGAAGGGTATCGAGGCCGCTCAGAGGGGTGTTGAACTGGAAAAACTCTTCTTTCTGCTTGTCCAGAATCAACAACCCGCGGTTATCACGGGTACGGTTAAACAGCTCCGCGCGTTTTGCGTAATTCGGGTCCCTTTTCCCCGTTAACGCCTGGCTCATGTCCGTCATGATCCCGCTCAGAGAAAACGAATGCAGCATATCGCCCACGCTGTCGCGTGTACGCAACCAGTTGTTGACGTAAGGCTCGGCAATCTGAACCAGTGACAGGCCGCCAAAGTTATAGGCCGGCTTCAGCATGTCCGGAACCGGGCGGGAAACCAGATCAATCATGCGGCTGGCGTGAACCGTTTTTCCCATTACGTACCATTCGGACGGACGGTAAAAATCATCACTCAGCGGATTATCCGCGTTATACATACCCGGATACGTCCAGACGGGTTCAATAACACGAAGCCCCAGCAGAGAATCTTTCGGGATTTTTTTGTCGGAAATAAACAGCCTGGACTCCAGCTCCGTCGGGTCAGTCCAGGCCGACATACCCGATGGCGAACGCACATCGATATAAATTTGCCCTCGCCCGAAAAAGCCATCATGCTCCACCGCCAGCCTGAAGGAATCCCGTACGTTATAGCGCTCCAGTGCATCAGTAAGCTGCGCTATGCGCGGCGCGCGGCTGTCGTCCCCTTCCCCGACCGCCTTAACCTTTATCCATTTGCGGGTCATCTCCTCGGCAATCACACTGACCATGCGCCGGTACTCTGGTAACTGCGCCTGAAGTGCCAGATACGGATAGCCCGGAAATCCTCCGTACACAAAATCAGGATACTGGCTGTTCAGTGTATCGTAGGGAGTCGAGTCCATTGCCAGTACAGCATTGCGTATGTCTTCGGGAATGACTCCCGGCGGTGGCTCATAGCGAACAAATTCACGCTGCGGTTTTTGTCCGGCCTCAGCAACCACCTCATCGCTGATCGTCATCGGATGTGGTTCAGGCGGACTTTCTGGCGGTGTCACCGTTTTTTTACGTTTAAAAAGCCACATCAAATCCACTCCATAAAATCATCAGAAATTACGACGGGCATTTCCATCGGTGCATAAGCAATCATCACTGAGTCTGCCAGGTTAGGGGATTTCGTTCCGTCAGGTTGCTTATCAACAAGAATTTTTCCGACGGCATTTTTCGACCAGGTGGGTTGTGACAGTTCCATCAAAAGCCTGTCTTTATTTTCCATCGTGCTGCTGATGGAAATAATCTCATCCGGGTCATACTCCATGCCCTTTAGCGCACGAAATGTATTACGGAATAATTTGCGAAGATGCCACCAGCCCTGAGCTTTGGCGTTGGCGAAAAAGTCCTTATTCAGACGTGCCGTTTTGCCGTTATCACCGGGAACAGCTTCATTTTCAGGATAAAAAACGCTTCCACTTCCCCGGAATGGTGTGGCAGTAATTTGATCTGTACCCTCAGCTTCCCGCAGTTCGTTGATAGCGCGTGCATCACCACGAACGCCAGCGCCTAACCCGTCCTCGTCAAAGCGGTACTCATCGGCGCCAAAGTCATCGCACAGGCCGAAGACCTTAACCACAGAGTCATAGATGTCACTACCCTTACCCGACCATTCCTGGACATCACTCAACAGGAAGCCGTAACGAAGGGAACAGGCGTTTTTATCCCGTCCCTCGTCGGCGACATCCATTGCACCGAGCCGTTGACCGCTGGGCTGAATCCCCAGTTTGATATGTGCGTCAACCGCAGCCTGTACCCATTCTGATGGGATCAGGATACCCTCTGCCGATGCCTGGTAATTAAGATCCAGCTCCTGAGCAACGATGATCGGGTTATCAATTTTCTCGCACTCCTTGCGGTACCACTCATCATCCTTACGCGGGTCGCTACGCCAGTGAAACGTAAACACAGGGATTTTTCCGCTGTGCCGCTTCTGCGCGAAGGGGTTGTTCATGCCGTTAACCGATGAGAGATCGATACGACAACGAGTTGTCTGGGAAAGCGCGGCATCAATAAGTAATGGCCGCTGGAGAAAGGCGGCCTCATCCACAAAATAAAGCGTAGTACGGTCACCGCGCCCGATATTATCGCCAGCTTCTCCTTTAATTACCGCGCCAGTGTCAGGAAACTCCACGCTCATAAAACGTGAATGCTTTCTCTCGTCCCAGCCTCCCCGAAACTCGGCAGGAAGAGTTGCTATAAATTTGCGTACTTTCCAGAACAGCGCTTTTGGATCAACCGTGCTATCGACATACTCCTCTTTACGGGAGCCAAACCCTATAACCATTTCACGGTTAAACAGACATAACGCACTGGCCAGACCGACAGATGTCCAGCTCAACCCCATTTCGCGGCTTTTTTCAGTCAGACCATTCTCATGGTTACGCGAGCGTTCCATAATCCAGTCGATCCATTCCTCCTGCCGTGGAAACAGCAAAAAAGGAATGGTGACCGGAAGACCATAATCGAGGTTGCGCGGGTCAGTAGTCATGCCCCAGTCGATGATGAACTGCGCCGGGTTTGTACGGTAAAACTGCCTGAGAGCAGGGAGAGTTTCGGGAGCCTTCCTGATACGTTGCAGACGCTCCATTCGCCATTCGAAAACCTGAACATAATCAGGATTTTTAAAGTCAAAGGGGAATGGTAAAGGCATAATCAACTCATCATTTTTTTGTACAATTCCGCTGCCTGATCAGTTGTCAGATCAGTATCTTTTCCTTGTAGAGGCGTTTTTTCTGGTTCGACAGTACCTATGCTCCATGCTTCTCTCTCCAGGCCGATCAACGTTTTCAGGCTGTCGCTCAGGTCTTTCAGAGATTTCACACGGGAAGGCAGACTGATGACTTTTTGATAAGTTTCGTTGAGCCGGTCACGGCCTTTATCGTCAGGAGCAAACATGATGTCACCCAGCTGCTCCAGCGCCCCCACATCAGCACACTGCGCACCAAGTTCATCAAAAAGCGTGTTTGTGAGTTCCCGGGCCCGGCGAATATCGCCCCGGTGCTCCATGCGTACCGAGGCTATTACCTCCGCAGTGGCTTCTATCAGTACGCGTTCTGTAAGTTCAGTTTTGGTGCGTACCGTTTTGCGTACTTCCTGTTTGCGTACCAGATCGTCAGCCTTTTGCTGAATCCTGGCGTTAAGATCACGGGACCAGTCATCACGCTTTGCGCGCTTGCGGATAGCACCTTCACTAATACCATGATGTGACGCAATTTCACGGAGGGACATCACTCCGGCCCGGTATGCCGTCTCGATGGCCTCCCAGTCCGGTTTTGCCATTTTAACCCTCAGTTTCTTGAAAACTATTTAATCAGATGTATCTTTGATAACGCAGTATCAACGCTCTATTAATTCAAGGAATTTAGAATGAAATACTCACAGCAAGAAAAACTACAGATCATGATGCTCAGTGATATTCACCGAGCATTAGAAATTGAAAACTCATTTGATCCTGACCTCATTGACGAAGCAGTCAGCACGGATAACTACTGGGCTTTATCCTGGGAATACCCAAGCCTTCAAGATGAAGACGAGGAGACCCCTTGGGAGGTCAAACTATTCGTTGATACCTATGATATGTATGACATTCTCCAATACACATACGAACGTTTCAGTGCGGAAGATAAAGCAGAGGTTGCAGAATCTATTCGTAATTTCGATGAGAAATTCTCACTCACATTCCCTGGGTTTGACGGTAACAACGAGTCAAAGTTTCTTTTGATTGGTAGTTTATTGAAACGGATGGGACGGTTTAGCGGCAAAGACGATCTCACTCGGAACTCTCACATGCCCTCTGTTGCAATTTACCAACGTATGCTTGAAGTTTTCCTTCCAGCTCGAGCTAAAAATTGGATTCACAATGTGGGCATAACTAAACAAGATTTTATCGATACACTCAACGCGAGAGTGCATCCAGAAAATCGTTAAGAGTTAATGCCCGTAAATGCGGGCATTATTCATCATGGAGCCCTATTACTTTGTCGTAGGTACGTTCGCATGTGCTTCCGGCGACATAACGCTCATCAGCCTCTTTTGCGAACTTTCCCGCCAGATCGTCAGCTTCGCCAAGTAACTGGGCGAGCAGTGTTCCGGTCTCGGCTTTCCCTGGCTTGCTGCGGCAAGAGCGGAAAGCCTGCCGGTTCACTTCCTGCGAGCTACCGTTATACTGCTGCGAGCTGCTGTTGCAGCCCCTCACTGAAGGGCTGCTGTAATGCCTGATCTCACCTACTGCATAACCGTATTATCAGCATCACTACCGAGAATATCGGTCAATGCGGTATCGACAGCGGCGTCAATCTGCTGATCCAGAGTGGATTTAATCTGCGTTTTAACTGCGATGGTAACGGCGTCTGATTTGAGGGCGTTTTTCACCATGTCGTCGGTGACGATATCTTTCATATCCGGCATTTCTCTTTGCTCCGTATGGACGAGGCTTTTCAGCCATTGAGTTATTTTCATGAGGTGTACCAGTTTTTAGCGTCTGGTTACGTTCTGGTATATGTACAAAAAGCGATACTCCGTACAGTATGAATCCCCTGAGTTCTTCAGGGTTAACATATATACTTTATCCATTTTCCCCGCAGGCTACGGCTGCTCCTCCTGCGGGGATTTTTTTTATCTGCACTGCGTGCGAACGTACTCCTGCAAATACTTCAGTTTTTCCTGGTCGCTGATGATCCCGGCGCGGATATTGAGAACGTTTTGTCCAGCACCTGGAGAGAGTTCGACGGTGGCAGCATTGCCCACGCGGCTGGTGCTGGCGGTTTCGGTCTCGGTGGGCACTGAACATCGTCCTTCGACGCGCACCCGGCCACCAGCAGCAAGGCGGCGCTGCAAATCAGTATTCCTGGTCTGTGCATCAGCTAATTCCTTCGTGTATTTTTCATCGAGGGCGGCAACGTCACGCTGGCGCTTCGTCATGTCGGTAATTGTCTCGTTCGCCAGCTTCAGATTGTGAGTGGCGGTATCGCGCTGGTCTTTATAGCGCACCGCGTTACCGTGGTAGTGGTCAGTCGTCCACGCCAGCGCTATGGCAACTATCAGCAGAAGGATGATGGCAGTAAAGGTTATACGGTTCATACCAGAATAACGCCGATAAAGAGAAACCATCCCCAGCCGTCAATACCATGAGCGGCAAGATAAGCCGCCGCGACAAAACATACCGTTGTGGGTAAGTATTTCACTGGTCTATCCCCCAACACGTCAGCGCTGATTCCTGGTCGCGGCGTATCACCTGGCCGTAACACTGATTTTCCCTGTTGTGGCAATCTTTGCCGCCGTCATATACCCAACGGCGGATTTCTGCACACGCTCCCTTACGATCTCCTGCGTTGAGCTTCCGGTAAAACGTGGACGGAAAACATTTACCGGGACCGATGTTATACGGACAGAACGACGCAATACCGGCTTTCTGCGGTTCGGTCAGCGGTATGTGAACATGTTTATTTACCCATGCCAGCGCTTTATCCCGCTCGATGGCGTTGTAATGGTCGCACTGGCTTTGCGTCAGTCGCTGGCCTTTCACAACGGGTTTACCATCGATACGAGTCACGCCACGGCATACTGACCAGACGCCGCCGTTATCACGAACGGCCACCAGCGTATTTCCTTCCCGCTCCTGTAAAAACTGGTCGAGTAGCTGCGGTGCGCCGGCACCGGCGGCAATCAACGCCAGCATGGCGGCGGAAAGACCGTATTTAACTTTTGTCCTGAGCGCCATTACTGCCCTCCGGCATTTCAGATACCGCCAGCATCTTTAACGTGCTGTCATGGTCGTTTTTTTCCAGAATCCGGGCGATTAGCCTGTTACGCTCTTCCATCGCGGCAGCCTGCCTTGCCTGAGCCTGCTCTGATTTCTTTTTGTAATGCTTATTAACCAGAAACGTACCAATACCCAGAACAATACCTATCAGCGCGCCATAGTCGTTTAACGTCCACTGGGCGCATATGCCGCTGATTAATGCCCAGATGTAGGCCAGCCATGTCGTATGTTTATCCATTGTCATAACTTCCCCTGTCCGGGAAATGGACTACCCGGATGTCGGGTAAGTGGAAATAAAAAAGGCCGCGCAATAGCGCAGCCTTGTGATGGGTGCGGGAGCCAATCCCCGCTACATGGCAATGGTATAACGTTATTCAACCGGTATTCCGGCAGGCGTTGCTCTTTCAATAGCAATGTTGATCAGTTGTTTTATTGCCGCACAGGTTTCAAAGAACCCTCCGGGTTTCGACGATACCGGAATAATTACGACATCATCTCCCGATCCCACGCTGGCATAAAGCTGATATTTTTCATACCGGAGGGTTACATTCACCCCATGACGATAGCCTCCTGTCATCGGGGTATCATCCAGGGTTGTGGCAATAACAAAGTTAAGACTGTAGTTGTCATCCATTTGCAGACGAGCCAGGGGAACAGGTTCAAATTTCCCTGGTCCGGACCATGTTCCGATATCAACATAGGGATGTATTTTACCCAGCGAATCCGTCCAGGTATCTGCCGGAAGGGACAAAGACTCCGCGTACTCCCGCAGAAGCTCCCCGGCTTTATCCTGCAACTTTTCACGCAATTGCCATTGAGTTTCAAGTAACTTCAGATGCTTTGCTTTCAGCTCACTAAATGTCGTTTCCATGCCTGCCACCATACAATTACTGAAGGGGATTAACATGATAATCGACCTCTCTTTAACCTGCACCTGTAGCGTATATACAGAAACGCAAAAACCCGCTCAATGGCGGGTTCTTTTTGTGTTCATGTCTGTTATTCGCCTCGCGATACAGCTTTGCGAAGCATACCGGGATTGAAGCAGTTTGTGGGCAAAAATGCAATAGCTTTTTTCACTAATGAGTCGCCAGATTTTGCGTACAAAACGTGTCAATTTCCAAATCTCGTAACATCCAGACCATATGCATCACAAAGCGGAACATAGAGCGCGTTCTCAGCCGTACATAACCATTGATCAATACGATTTTTACAGGTTCTCAGGCACCAATCTGGATGCAGCTCATTTAGCTGTTCTGCCATTTTGCGCTTACTCATTCCCCGCCCTTCGTAACGCTGGTGAATCAACTTTTTCAGCGCCGGATACTCAGCTAATACAGTACCAATCACGCGGTCAATCAACATTGCCTCGGAATCAGTACAATGCGCCAGCCAGCTTTTTTGTTTCCCGTTCATCATTTCTCGAAGAAAGGCCTCCAGCTCTGGCTTGCTTGTTCCTGATTTTTTCAGACGGCGTAAAGCCTCATTGATGGCTGTTTTTGTCAGTTTTCTGGAGGCCAGCAACTGGTTAAACATATTGCCGGGTTTACCGCTGCCGATGTATGACCATCGTCCCCACATACGGAGTTTTCCCTGAATCCACACGCTTTCCAGTGTATTCAGTCGAAAATATTCGCCCGGTTTTCCGGTACTGGCTGGATAAATCATTTCGGTACCACCTTTCCCATACGTACAAGTTTAATCACTGTCAGTACGATCGCCCTGTTCATCAGACACCGGCGCTCCTCCCTGCTCAGGTGACTGCCGTTATCGATTTCATGATGGCATTCCTGACAAATAGCCGCCGTGGCACAGTCATCCGTTTTCAGTCCCATGCCTTTGCCCTCATTCATGTGCGCAACCTGCGTTCCCCACCGCCCACACAACACGCACTGCTCAATCTGCCCGACGGCTGCCAGCCATTTTTTACTGCGGTAAATATTCATTTCAGATAAGAGCATTTACGCCTCCGTTCTGGCACATGATCAAACTCCGGTAACAGGGCGCTTACTGTCCAGTTAATACAGTCATGATTCAGGCTACGCTCCGTCTTTACGCCCCTGCGCCGATACTGCTTCACCAGCTCATCCGCCTCTTCGGTGGTACAAGCCGGATGCTGAAACCATGTCATTTTCATGCGAACTCCAGCAGATGCGCGGCCACGTTTTCAACTTCTTCCGGAGAGGAAAATTTACGAAACAGAATCCAGTTCCACAGGACGTTCAGCACAGCCTTATAGACCTGTTGAAACTCGGTTTCGTCCATACTGGCGAACGCTATGGATTTCGCCCGGCGCCCGCGGCTGCAATCCGGATAAAAATGCTCGGTATAAAACCCGGCCTGAACGGTTACCCATTCTCGGAAGGCATCAAATGATTTAAGAAGGGCGACGTCCCCGGTTCGCAGGGTAGCTACGTTATGGAGGTACTGTTCCGCCGCCTCGTTAAGGGCCGGGGTATATTCCTGGCCTGCGGAGTCGCAAAGAAAATTAACGAACCCGGAGATAAGTTTCTGTTCCCGCGATGTGACCGTGCCGCCCGTTGGCATCCAGTAGTCGAAACCAAGCTGAAGGAGTTTAAAAAATCGTTTATGAAAGGCGTAGTTGCGGACACGTTTAAAATCGGCGTGTATCCACTCACCGATTTTTACTGAGCGCAGGAAATCCCCACTCTCCGGCGTCGCCGGGAGCAGAAGCCCTGATGAGGTTTGCTTGACCAGTTGTAAATGCGCCATCGTTCTCTCCGGTGGCGCAGTAGATTGGGAGTTCAGCCCGCAGACGAGTATAACAAAGGATGATTATTCATGATAACCTGCCCTGATAGTCAGCTCATTAATCAGGCTATCGCTCCCCATGATGTCATTTTGCAACAACGGCAGAAACCGGACATAGCGGCCATCCCGATACATCAATGACCTGTTGCAGTCAGGAAAAAAATCCATTTCAGCAATTACTGTCATGTCATCACGGCGAATAACAGCATATTTACAAGTGAATGTTTTATTTAAATTTTTCACGGTGTCTCCATAGATAACGAACTTGAGCATTTTTAAAGCATCTTCATTCTCAACATGAATATATAGGAAACTATTAATTATCATCATCAATAAATATGTCTATTTTTTGACCATGTGCAATGACATTTTCTCTGTGTGCTATTTATAATCTTATAACTGGTTATTTTTTGACATGCTCATTTCCCGGACATTAAAAAAACCGCCGGCGCAGGTATTAAGTGCGGGTACATTGAGGTTGTCTGACACATCACAGGTGATGGAGATTCATCCCCCAAGGTCTCTTACTTAGCAATGAAGACAACTACCTCCTCTCTGTCTGGCCGGTTCGATCGCAGTCTCTCCTCGTTACTGGTGCAGTCACTGTGACAGTGATGCAGATGATAATCAGGACGATTAACATCGCTGCGGTTGACTTATCCGGCAAAATTATGCTGCCATGATGCCAGTTAACCATACTGGCATCATGGCCAACCGGCATCGAAAAGCATGTTGACCAGACTCGCAGGCCATTGAATCACGCAACAACCAGTTACTGTCATCTGATGAAAAAGGCTGTGCATAACAGAATCAGAACTGACTGGTATCAGGGCCATGTTCTTCAGCAGCAAATACATAAGATGAAGCAAGATATAAAGAATGAAGGGAAAATAGAGTATAAAAAACGTACAGAATTGTCTGAAGTAACTTCCCTGCAGCATTGACGCCGCAGGGAATCTATTTATGGTGTAACTATATTGAACCAGAACTCAAACTTGTCCATATAGCCCAGCATCTCATCCAGTTTCGCAGCATTACCGGTAACGTTGACTTCTCCTTTATCTTGAGCCTGCTTCAGAGTTTCTTCCTTCAGGATAATTTTATTCAGCGTGTCACGGTTCAGAGTAATCGTGGCATCAGCATCTTTCGCTTCAGCATTAGCCGTGTGGTTCAGCACGCCATTTTCCAGCTCAAGCTTGTACTTTCCGCCGTCGCTGCCAAGGTCAATATTAAATACCGCCCGGGCATTACCCGCTTTTTCACCGTTGATATGTACAGCCAGGAAGTCGAAGAACATTTCAGGGGTCATCGCCCGAACGGTATCCGGACTTGCTGTATTTGGCGTCGGACCTTTAACCACACCGTTACGCAGCTCCTGCGCACCGGTCAGGTAGAAGTTACGCCATGGACCAGATTCAGCCTGATACCCCAATTGCTCCAGCGCATCGGCTTCAAGGTTACGTGCATTCTGGTTATTTGGATCGGCAAACACGACCTTACTCACCACCTGAGCAACCCAACGGTAGTTCCCCTGGTCAAAGTCTGCTTTAGCTTTCTGAAGAATCGCATCGGCACCGCCCATGTATTCAACAAATTTCTTGGCCGCTTCTTCGGGTGGCAGCTCATCAAGGGTTGCCGGATTGCCATCGAACCAACCGAGATACAGCACATACGTTGCTTTTACGTCATGGCTGATGGAGCCGTAATAGCCGCGGTTGGCCCAGGTTTTTGCCAGGCTATCCGGTAGTTTAAAGTTGGCCGCTATTTCGTCGCGAGTCAGACCTTCATTGGCCATGCGCAGAGTCTGGTCATTGATATAACGATACAGGTCTCGCTGGCTTTTCAGCAGACCAACAACATTCTCGTTACCCCAGGTCGGCCAGTGGTGCTGGGCCATAATAATTTCAGCTTTGTCACCCCAACGCACTATAGCTTCGTTGATATATTTCGACCACGGCAACGGCTCACGAATTTTTGCGCCACGTAGCGAGTAAGTGTTATGCAGGGTGTGAGTGACGTCCTCTGCGGCTTCGATGAGTTTCTTCTCTTCGATGAACCACAGCATTTCCGAAGGGGCTTCCGAACCAGGGGCCAGCATAAAGTCGTAAGTCAGGCCATCAATCACTTCTTTCTGGCCGTCTTTATCGATGATATTAGTGGGCGCAATCAGTGTCACCGTCCCCGCAGAGGTGGTCGTCCCCAGTCCGGCGCCAACCTGGCCGGAGGCATCTGGTTTCAGGAGGTTGCCATACATATAGCTGGCACGGCGGCTCATCACGTTGCCGGCCATAATATTCTCGGCTACTGCTGCCTCCATAAAGCCAGCAGGCGCATACACTTTCACCTTGCCGGATTTCACGTCCGCTTCATCGACAACGCCACGCACACCGCCATAGTGGTCAACATGGCTATGAGTATAAATGATGGCGACAACAGGCTTATTGCCACGGTTTTTGAAATACAAATCCATACCGGCTTTGGCTGTTTCCGCAGAAACCAGCGGATCGACAACCGTAATCCCCTCTTTACCTTCGATAATCGTCATGTTGGATAAATCAAGGTTACGAATCTGGTAGACGCCGTCTGTGACTTCAAACAAGCCACTGATATTGATTAGCTGGGACTGACGCCACAGACTAGGGTTAACAGTGTCAGGAGATTTTTCCCCTTCTTTTATGAAAGCGTACTGCTGTGGATTCCAGATGACATTCCCTTGCTCTCCCTTAATCACCTCTTCAGGTAAACCAGCGATAAAGCCTTTATGGGCATTCGTGAAATCGGTGTTATCAGAGAAAGGAAGTTGGTTATAAAGCGCATCGTTAGCTTGCTTGGTTGAAGCAGTGGCACCTTTTGGGGCTTCCTGTGCAAATAAAGGTGTCAGCGCAGTGGAAGAGAGTAGCCCCGCCAGCGCAAAACTTTTAACGATCAACTTAAGTCTCATTTGTACCCCTCATGTAAAAATATTCTGTATCACTCAGTCTGGTAGATTAATTATCTGTTAATTCAAACAATTAAAGTTATTGCTGACCATTTTCTCTCTTTTAAATATAACCAAAACGTTACATTTCGCCATTTATGGATACAAATAAATCGTGTTTTACGTCAGCCAGTTCCATCCTCTTTTAGTAAGTGGGGTAAGCTCGCTTCCCGTTTCCGGGAGACAACTATAATTATTCCCCCTACTACAGAAGCTTTGACTATAAGTTCGTCACTGTGGAACAAAAATCATCTCATCAGCCAAAAATGCTGCCTGGCCTGATAGCTTTTCCATTTTTCACTGTGAGGTATCTGCGCACTACACTGGATAGTAATTATTCATTATATGAGGCGGTTAAGGATGGGGCAGGATTCGGACGACAGGCGCCGTACTTCCAGTGCTGGAAGGATATGGCAGGATCATAAAGATATGGTCACGCAAGCGCTACGTGTAAGTATTCCGTGGTTCACATTTGTGAATATCAGTTTTGCGCTTATCATTTTATTTCGCCACATACTCATCAGTGACTTTGACAAGTCGATCAGTGCACAGACTGGAATACTGCCTTTAATAGACGATATTATGGGCAGTATTATTGTTTTTTCGTTCCTGATACTCCTTTTCATTTACCGCCTTCCGGCCAGATTTACTCCTCTTTGTCTGGTGATGCTGCTGATTCTCAGTCTGATGTGGAGCTATTGTAGCTACTTTTTTATTGTCTGGTGGCAACTGCCTTTTGCCTGGCCTCTCAGTGTCATCCTTATGCTTACCGCGCTGGCTGCGCTTTATTATCATCTGCCAGCGTTGCTATTTTTCATCGTCCCGTTATGGCTGACCGCCCTGCTGGCCAGTGTGCAGCTTAACCAGTATGTGAATATCCGGTTTTTATTAGTCTGGCTTACTCTTACCACCATACTCATTTATGGTCGCTTTATCCTGCAGCGCTGGTTTGATGAAGCCTGGTTGCGTTACCAGGAAAACCGGATGCTTATCGCGCGTCTCGACGTTATGGCTCACCAGGATGCACTGACCGGGACCGCTAATCGACGTTCAATGGAAAGTTTTCTTGGGGATGCTCTCCGCCAGACGGAGCCGTTTGCACTGATCATGCTCGATGTGGACTATTTCAAAAACTATAACGACCATTATGGTCACCAGGCTGGCGATGCCTGTCTGGCAAAGGTGGCCGGGGTAATGAAGAGGTCGGTTCGTACTCCGGCAGACCTGGTGGCACGTTACGGGGGCGAGGAGTTTGTCGTTGTGCTGCCTTCGTCGTCGCTGAATGAAGCTGCACTGGTTGCTGAACGTATTCAGACAAACCTGCGTGAAACCGCAATGCCGCATGCAGCATCTGCGGTTAGCGAAACGGTCACCGTCAGTATGGGCATCACCCTTTCCACAGCCGGTGACACTGTTACCGGCATTATTGCCAGAGCGGACGAGGCCCTTTATCGGGCTAAACAACAGGGACGTAATCGTTGGGTAAAGTAAAACCAGTTGCCCGGTGTTTGATACAGATGATCACCTTGCCATACTCAGATAATTAAAACTGAATATTTGGAAGCAAAAAAGACAGTCGGACTCACGGAACCTTTGCGCTGGTACAGCCTGAATATCAGATAAAATTATGTCCAGCCGCAGACAATCAGTTGACAGTGGAATATTCCTGGTGTTGTGAACAAGGCGACATTCACAACACGACTGTGCTCACGGAATTCAAATGCCGAACGGGTGATTACGATATTCGCTACCTCTGCAAAGTTATATTATTCGATTTTCATGCAGATTTCGCCTCCCGGTAATGTCCCCGATAAAATGCCAGTACCCTTTGCATCGTCACGCTGTTCCGGCACTCCGTACAGATAACGTTTCTGGTCCGGTCGTAGGAACTCACCACACCTTCCGGCGTTTTCAGAAAGCGGGTAATCCTGGCATCTTCACGTTTCTGCTTCCAAAGCCGGAAAGCCCGTTCCGAAGGGAAAATACCGCTTCTCCCGGCCTGATACAGATCCCCACAACTTTCCGCCTTTTCCAGGTAGTGGCGGGCTGTAAAAATGGTTAACCCCGTTATCTTCCGCAGTTCTCCAAACGTCATCCGACCGTGGGTTCGTACCAGTTCCGTCAGGCGCTTCTGTATTTCAGCTTTCTGCGCCGGTGTGTAATTTCTGCTCATAAGTCCCCCCCCTGTTAAAGCCTTCCCGCCGCCTTACGCCGTCTGAATTCTTCCATCATCAGTTGTGCCGGGGTTGGCCCTGCCGGATGACGCGGCGCTGCCAGTTGACGGCGTACCGGCGGTATGCTGAAACCATTACCGACGTGTTTTGTCCACTTCGCCAGTAACCGTTCTGCAAGTCGTTTCAGTTCGCCTTCCGTCATCTGGTGCTCAACGCCCGTTCTGCGCATCTCGGTGCAGATGTGATACAGAACCGGCTGAGGCCACGGATATTTATCACTGCCGGAGTAGCGCCAGGACTCGTTACGCCAGTGACGATATTCCGCCAGCACCGCATCGGCTGTGAGACCAAACGCATTAGCTCCGCTTTCAGAAACCAGCGAAATAAACTCAGCCAGGTCCGGCGGCCATGTCTCAGCCGCCCGGCATCGCTCCATACACTGCTGACAAATCAGCCGGATTTGGCGCTCAGTCATCGCCCCAATCTGGGCCACCCACAGCTTCGAAGGTGCCGCGCCGTTCTTCTGCGTCCATCGGTTCGAATAAATTTCCCCCATGACTTCCCAGAGTCGCCAGGCCGTCTCCGTCGCTGGCGATCCCGTTTTCGCGTTCCCACTGCACGCGGGCTGCCCTGATTTGCTGTACTGCCCGCGATGCGGTGCTGTCTGGCTGGATTTCTGCATGGCTTTCTCCCCTGCTGGCTGGTTTCGCCTTTGCCCTGACGTGGTTTACGTGACGGGCGAATTTTTGTTCCCACTGGATTTGTGTGAACACCTTTCCCTCCGACGTCCAGTAATCCCTGAACGCGACAAGCTCCGTAGGTAAATACTCCGGCTCTGGTAACGCAACGCCCCAATGGGCGGCCCGTTGTCGGAAATCCAGCGAGGGATGCCAGTCATCCATCATTGAGAATTTCCCGATCGGCTCGTTCGGGCCTTCCCGGTATTCCGGTTCAGTCACGACAGGCTGTTGCATAATTCCAGGCTGACTAACCGGAGCACTCGCGCGCGCGCACGCGTTATGTGTGGGGTTTAATTCTTTTAGATCTATATCTTTATTAGTTCCCTTTTTGTTGGCTTCCTGTTTAAACACCGAACCAACACCTGTTGAACATGTGTTACTTCCACTGGCGGCCTGCGTTTTCTTCCTGTTCCTTCTGGACTGAACAGATGCTTTCCCTGCTGCCGACTTTTTCGCCAGAACATCCCTGACCGCAGCGAGATCATTTTCGATACGCTCATGAGTCCATTCAGTGCCGTTATCAATGAAAAATTCTCTCAGGGACTCTTCCACAGCCCCCCATCGTTCACTGCTAATCCGAGCAATTTTTGCCAGCCTGTTTTTCGGGATAGCTCTTCCGGTCTGCCAGTAATTGAACATCAACAACAAATAGGCTCCATGCTCCTCGGCAGAAAGGTGCATGGTGTCCGCCAGATAATCAGCGATGTAAAGCTGCATGTATGGAAGTGCGGCCATAAAGCCTCTCTACGCTCTTTTCCGGGCGATCTGAAAACATAAAAAATTACTCACTGGTCATGTCTCTGGTACTGCTGGCGATAACCGCTACGTAACGCCTGTAACGCATATATGGCCTCGTCACACTCCCGCTCAAAATCCGCCAGCGGCGCGCCAAGAAGTACCGCGCTTGCCACTGCGGTTTTTTTAAAAGCTGTGAAAGCAGGTACTCAATGCTCTGCCCTGCCGTTATTCGTTTATGCAGTTCCGGCGCACTTTTGCGGATCGCCTCCAGAATAGCGGGGATCAGCGCAGAGAATTTCTCGCAGTGCTCCGCCGTTTCCCGTTTCCGCCAGCGCTGAAAAATGTTTATCCGGTTACGGCGCCATGCGTCGTAATCCACCGTTCCGTCGTCACGCTCGATACGGTGAACCGCTATTTCCGGTCGCGCCGGCTGCTCCAGGAATGCGCGGGTGATCAGTTGCGTGGCGGTTTCCTGGGTTATCTGTAGATATGCCAGCCATGACGATAACGCCTGACTGGCTGTTTCAGGGGTGATCATGGTTGTTCACCTTCGCTAATATGGTTCTGCTATCGTTCACATGAGGCGGGAAAACATCATCAAGAACACAGCGAGATCCCAGATGGTTAAGTGTGGCAACAATTTTTCGGCACTCCTCCAGTCCGGGTGTGCGAAAATTTGCTTCGTAGTTCGCCAGACGGCTCTGTATCCATCCCAGGTGAGTCGCAAACTGCCGTTGAGATAGCCCCAGTTGCTTTCTGTATGTTGAAATTTTGTTCATTTAAAACCTCCGCCAACAATTCTAAACACAATTTGTGTTGCATGGTCAAGTTGTTTTGTGTTTTGCGTAAATCACGTATCGTGATAAAAGGGAGCCATGAGAAAAGAAAATGAAAAAATTGCCGCCAGCCGGCTTAATGATGAGATCGCAATGCGCCTCAAGGGGCGCAGACAAAAGCTCGGCCTGTCTCAAGGTAAACTGGCTGAGATTTGTGGATGGACTCAGTCACGCATAGGAAACTATGAAGCAGGAAGTAGAAATGTTGGGGTGTATGATGCAGTTGTACTTGGTGAAGCACTAGGTATTTCCCCACCCGAACTTCTGTTTGGTGAAAAGGACTCCTCGCAGGCATGGCTAAGTGATCAACATAAAAAATTACTTGAGTTATTCAATCAGTTACCAAGCTCAGAGCAACAACGAATGATTGATCTCTTTGAGGTTCGTTTAAAAGAGATTGATGACTATGTTGAAACGTATCTAAGAAATCGCCTTAAAAACTCAACTCAACCACCAGAAAACTAACTTAAGACTTGACCTGAATAGTTTAAAACCTGCCACTGGCGGGTTTTTTATTGCCTCAAGCCCAGCAGAACGCCCTCCCCCAACCAAAAACACATTATGTGTTGACAATTACACATCATTACGTGTTTAATGAATTCATCAAGACAACGCCAGACCAGATAACAGCCGGACAATACCAAGAGTTATCCCGCTGCTGAGTCGGGCTAAGTAGCCAGCCTGAGGCATACGAACATGACGGCAGTTGTTGTTAAGTAACAAGCGCAGTAGATAAAACGTTCCGCCGCCGGGCGTTAAGCGGATGAGGTGAAAGATGAAGATGCAAGAACTTCCAGTAGAGGTTCAGGCTATCGCAGCTTCTACTCTGCGTAGAAAAATGAAAATCAATGACCAGCGAGCAGATAAAGAGCCAGTCGAGAAACTGGCTCATGAGGTGAGAGAGGCGTTTACGAAGCTTTATCTTCCTGTTGAGGTCGATCACTCTCAGCGCGGTAGTGGTTAAGCATATGTGTAAAAACATCCGAAGCATCACTTGCGTAACTAATTTTGCCCGCTCTGATTAACTCAAGAACCACTTCGTGAGCTGCTTTTTCAGGAAAAACAAAAGGGCTGGTTGTATCAGACATAATATTTCCTTACTGGTTGTGTGGAAACTCCAGTATACCACCGCCCCGATGTGGATAAAGACGGGCGTCAGCTCCACGATACGGAGCATACAACACGAAAGCGCGTTCGTTACTTAACTAAGGTTGTCGTTAAATCCACCGATCCTGGTTGAGCGCGCTTCCGGTTGCGGGTGGAACCCGTGACATTGCTGTGTGTAGTCTTTGGCGGTACCAGTTCATTCCTTTCTGGTATCCGCCCTTTTTAAACCGGAGATATGACCATGAGCACCATCGGTATTTATCTGGAGGGAGCCGACGCCACAATTAAACCCGTAAACATTCATCGTGTCGGTGTTGAAATTGAAGGTATTTCATTATCTGAACTGGTTGAATCGGTTGATGACACCCCGGAACTTCTTGATGTCATCGGCGAGAAAAATATAGCCCGCTGGATTTCCACCAGAAATAAACTCGACAGCTTTCTTGATTACTTCGACCACCGCGATGTGGCTGACTGGCTTGAAATAAGGGTCAGTGAATTACAACAGGAGGACTGAAAAAATGAAACACCAGCACTACGGTACGATGGAGGTCATACGGCAATGTGCGGTTCCCGGAACAATGGTTAAATATAATGACCGGATTTATAAAGCCACGGCTAATACCAGGGGAAAACTGACGTTAACAAATATTCGTGAAAATATTACCATCCGGGATTTAGTTATAGAAATTTATCTTGATGGTAAAGGCGAACCACTGACAAACTGATTAATTTAACAATACCATTTTTTAAATCATGCCAGCAATGGCAGGGATTCACTCAACCTGAAAAAGGAAATAAAAATGAAAAATACAACGCCTGATGCAGCAGTATTACAGGAACTAAAAGAACTCACCAGCCGTATATTTAAGATATGCGAGCAAAACAATATGCCGGTAGTTATTGGCTATTCATACGAGTTAAGCAGAAACGAAGATGGCTATTCAATAAATAAATCAATAACTTCATATGCAGATGAAAAAACAGGAGCATGGGACTCCACTATAGCCGCAGCAGCCATGTTGCTCAAAGTGAAAGACGTCCCCAGGGAGGTTATTGGTGCATTGAAGAGCTTGTCTGTTGCCAGTGATTTTGCGCGGGCGATGTCTGAGGCCTCAAAGGAAAAAAGCCTGCATTAAATGCAGGCGCTTCCCCGGCTTTACATCCCGGCGATGCTGAGGTGAGCGACCAGACCCACCACCAGAGACATGACCAGTGAGCACCCGGAGAGGATTTTCACTGGCAAAACGATTTTAATCTTAACTGAGGTTAAAAAACAATGAGCATTAAGCAGGAAGAATATTCATTTTATTACAAGGTTAAAAATGAAAGTGCCAGGAAACGCCTCGGCTTTAAAGCCGGTTTTTTCTGGTGTACAGCTAAAAAGCAGTCACTCGCCCTCTCCCGTGGCGAACTGGCTATGGATGCGGCCGGATTTGATGAAGCTGATTTTGCCAGACCTGTACGCGTACATTTTCCGGTAGAAAATGACATTCCGCCCGAGGGTATCTTTGATACTAAATTTTGTGAAAACCGCGAACCCGGTGGCGAAGACGGCAAAACCCTGACACTTATCCCCGGCGCAGCTTCTGCTGTTAAATCAGATGAAACAGAACGCGCCGACGGTGCTGTCACTCCTGCCGGAGAAAACGGAATACAGGAATCTCATAACCCGCCAGCAAACCCTCAACTGACCGTGGTTGCGACACTGCCGTTCCGCCATCGCGTTCTGGCACAGTATATTGGCGATGGAGAATATCTTTATCACGTCGATACAGAACAGAAAAAAGAAATCGCGTGTCTGGAGATGGATACTCAGAATACCACTGTCCAGAACCTGATACTCGCCGCAGAAAATGTAGAGCCGTTCAAAAAAGCTATCGAGCACGATATTCACAAAGCAGTGAATGCGTATAAACAGGTATTTCCTGTCGATGGAAAAGTGCCTGAGTTATGCACCACTATTAAGTTTTTTAAGGAATGGTTCCGTGCTGAACACATTAACCGCGGCCTGCTGGTTAAGGAATGGGCTGAACGCCTGAAGAATAAACCTGCACCCGTTAAAAAAACCGGGCCACATAAAGTAATTGTCGACGACGTAAATAAGCCAGAACGTCCACGCCGTAGCGAAAAACCGACACACAGAACGATTAACTATGAGCTCGCCTGTGGTTTCTGTGAGGAGCTGGATCTGAATAACCTGCGTCCTGCAATGGATTTTGCAAAACGTATCATCGCCGAAGACCGGGAAGACTGGAAGCGAATGTCGATGACAGTGGGCATTATTCCCGACATCAAAGGCTACGACCGACAAACCATTATTGACCTGGTACGCAAAGCGCCAAAGGCCGTACATAACGGTAATCCTGATCTTCGCCGGACGTGGTGCGAAAGCTTTCTTGCCGTTCATGGTGTTCGCGATCCGGACTGGTACGAATATGTGCCTGATAACACCCCAACAACCCATGAAGAAAATGCAGCAAGACTTCGTCAGGCGGGCAAATGTCTGCGGGATATTGAGGCAGGGAGATTTCAGTGTGATGAAGAAAAACAGCAACCGACAGGCGAACTGGCAGATGAACCAGCAACGCCTGAAGCAGTGGAACAGGACACAACTGAACATCATCCGGACCCGCAGCCGCTGGAGAATGAGCCACCTGTAAGCCAGACAGAAGCAGGCTACCAGAAAATACGGGCAGAACTGCACGAAGCACGTAAAAACATTCCACCCAAAAACCCGGTTGATGTTGGTAAACAACTGGCAGCCGCGCGCGGTGAATATGTCGAAGGCATCAGCGACCCGAACGACCCAAAATGGGTGAAAACCGAGACAAGCCAACCGGCATCTGAGCCTGAACTGGTTAAAAATGTTGGCAACGGTATTTTCGACGTGTCCGCTTTAATGCAGAACTCATCAACTCATGGCACAGAAACGAATCCGGAGACCACCAGCAATGTGCAGGTTCAAAAAGCTGACAGTGATGAAAAACAGGCTGGTGATGCGGTGCAGGCAGGCGAAGGCGATCTGGGTACTGGTAAAGAAGCAGTTACCGTAGAGAACCAGAATCAGGCTGAGACGCACCAGAACAACGATTCTGTGAGCCAATCTGAACCTGAGGCACAACAAAACGTACCGGAATCGCAACAAGAAGAGCCAGAAGCAGCCTGGCCGGAATACTTCGAGCCGGGCCGCTATGAAGGTGTACCAAACGAGGTTTACCACGCCGCCAACGGGATCAGCTCAACTCAGGTGAAAGATGCTCGCGTGTCGCTGATGTACTTTAACGCGCGTCACGTAGAGAAGACTATCGTCAAAGAGCGCTCTCCAGTGCTTGATATGGGCAACCTGGTACATGCTCTGGCCCTACAGCCGGAAAACCTCGAAGCGGAGTTCAGCGTAGAGCCGGAGATCCCTGAGGGTGCTTTCACCACCACCGCCACCCTGCGCGAGTTCATCGACGCGCACAACGCCAGCCTGCCAGCGCTGCTGAGTGCTGACGATATCAAAGCGCTGCTGGAAGAGTACAACGCCACCCTGCCGTCGCAGATGCCGCTTGGAGCTTCGGTAGATGAAACCTATGCATCGTATGAGCAGCTTCCCGAAGAATTCCAGCGCATTGAAAACGGCACCAAACATACAGCCGCGGCGATGAAAGCCTGCATCAAAGAGTACAACGCCACCCTGCCCGCGCCGGTTAAAACCAGCGGCAGCCGTGACGCGCTGCTGGAGCAACTGGCAATAATCAACCCTGACCTGGTCGCTCAGGAAGCGCAAAAATCGTCGCCGTTGAAAGTCTCTGGCACGAAGGCCGATCTGATTCAGGCCGTGAAATCAGTCAACCCGGCAGCGGTATTCGCCGACGAATTGCTGGATGCGTGGCGGGAGAACACCGAAGGGAAAGTGCTGGTCACCCGCCAACAGCTCAGCACCGCGCTGAACATTCAGAAAGCCCTGCTGGAGCACCCGACCGCCGGCAAATTGCTGACTCACCCAAGCCGCGCTGTCGAGGTTAGCTATTTTGGGATTGATGAGGAAACCGGGTTGGAAGTTCGGGTACGCCCTGACCTTGAGCTCGATATGGGCGGCCTGCGCATTGGCGCCGACCTGAAAACTATCAGCATGTGGAACATCAAGCAGGAAGGCCTGCGTGCGAAGTTGCACCGGGAAATCATCGATCGGGACTATCACCTGAGCGCGGCCATGTACTGCGAAACTGCGGCGCTGGACCAGTTTTTCTGGATTTTCGTCAACAAAGACGAGAACTACCACTGGGTCGCCATCATTGAGGCGTCTACCGAGTTGCTGGAACTTGGCATGCTGGAATACCGCAAAACAATGCGAGCGATAGCAAACGGCTTCGACACTGGTGAATGGCCAGCGCCTATCACAGAAGACTACACCGACGAACTGAACGATTTTGATGTGCGCCGCCTTGAAGCGTTGCGCGTACAGGCATAAGGGGAAAATCATGGAAAACACAAATATTGTTACCACTGAGCAGCAGGCACCAAACACCATTTCTGCCAGTAACGCAATTTTTAACGTTCAGGCACTGGGTCAGTTAACAGCTTTCGCTAACCTGATGGCAGACTCACAGGTGACGGTACCGGCACACCTTGCAGGGAAACCAGCCGACTGTATGGCTATCGTCATGCAGGCTATGCAATGGGGCATGAACCCTTACGCTGTGGCTCAGAAAACACACCTGGTTAACGGTGTTCTTGGTTACGAGGCACAACTGGTCAACGCAGTAATCGCAAGCTCCAGTGCCATTCATGGCCGTTTTCATTACCGCTATGGGGGTGACTGGGAGCGCTGCACCAGGACACAGGAAATCACACGCGATAAAAACGGTAAAAATGGGAAGTACACCGTCACTGAGCGCGTTCGTGGCTGGACGGATGAGGACGAGATCGGCCTGTTCGTTCAGGTTGGTGCCATTCTGCGAGGTGAATCTGAAATCACCTGGGGAGAACCTCTTTACCTCTCCGGCGTTGTTACCCGCAATTCTCCGCTATGGGTTTCAAACCCTAAACAGCAAATTGCCTATCTGGGCGTTAAATATTGGGCTCGCCTGTACTGCCCGGAAGTGATCCTCGGCGTGTACAGCCCTGATGAGGTTGAGCAACGAGAAGAACGCGAGATTAACCCTGCTCCAGTCCAGCGCATGAGCGTACAGGAAATCACCAGCGAGGTTAGCACCAGGACCAGCGCGCAGGAGTCGGCAGCTAACGTTGATGCTGTTGCCGACGATCTTCGCGAACGCATTGATACAGCAAGTTCCGTTGATCAGGCAAAAGCAATCCGTGCGGATATCGAATCACAGAAAGCGTTGCTGGGTACTGCGCTGTTCACCGAATTAAAAAACAAAGCAGTGAAGCGCTATTACCAGGTCGATGCACAGAACAAAGTCGAGGCAGTGATCAACTCAATTCCAAACCCTGGCGAACCGGAAGCCGCAGAGATGTTTGCTAAAGCTGAAAGCACGCTTGGCGCTGCTAAACGTCATCTTGGCGACGAACTGCACGATAAGTACCGCGTCACCCTGGACGATATGAAACCGGAATACATCGGCTAATTGCATCGGGAGGGGTTACGCCCTCCCGCCTGAGGAGGTTTTATGCGCCTTATAAATCGCAGTAAGCAATCGCCATTGGGCCGTCGCGCATGTGATGTTGCACTGGCAGCGCATCATGAGAAGTTCGGCGATTACGGCAGACAAAAGCACGTTACCAATTACACCGTTGTAGTGGATGGCGTAAAGGTTCCTGTCGAAGTAGTTAACCGGGCCACCAGCTACGTAGCCACCGCAATGATCGGCGTCCGGAAACTTAGAAATCTGCCCGCACAGACAAAATGAATATTAGCGATGGCCCGTTGCGGGGCCAATGGAGAAAACGATGAGCAAAAAAATTAGAGACTTTGAATTGATGAGCACCAGCGAAATTTGCTGTCAGCTAAGGATTTCTTCCAGGACGCTGGATCGTTACCGTAAACGACCAAGCGACAACAACCCATTCCCGGAGCCAGACTGTTCATATATGGGTGGCTCCAACAAATGGCTTAAAACTAAAGTCAATGAGTGGCTGGTCCGGGAAATGTCACGACCAACACGCCGTCCAATGTCGCATCTGAATCTGCCCCGTGACAACAAAGGTCGACTCATCCGGTCTGACGTGGCGTGA